ACCAGAAATTGAGTATTGTACTCGAAGAATAGCGGAATCTATTTTGTTGTTGCCAAATGGAGATTTGGTTTCAAAGAATTGGGGAAATAATTCAGGGTCAGGAACGACCACTGGAGATAATATTTTAGCGATGTCTTTATGTTTAGCTCACGTTTTTAAACGGTTGGGTTTAACGGATGAACAGATATCAAAATTTGTGTTTATTGCCATTTTTGGAGATGATGTTGTAGGCTCTGATAGTCTACCGTTTTCAGATCAGGAATTGAGAGATGCATTTAATTTTGTCTTTGAGACATTATATGGGATCGTTTTAGATCCATTTAATATATACACTGATATTACGTCATTGAAATTCTTAGGATTTCAATTTGGAAAAATCGAACAAGGATATATACCAGTATATCCATTGGAAAGGTTAGCATGTTCTATGGTTCAAAATCTTGGGAAGATGGAGGCCACAGCGGAATTTGGAAAACTGTGTTCGTTGACGTTAATGTCGGCTGGGAATGGAGAAGATGTGTTTAATTTTTTTCGCAAATCTTTGATAGATGTCATTTTTTCAAGTGACTCACCATTCATTCGGTCTTTACGGGAAAAAGATCTAAATATTATTCTACCTTTGTATCAAGATGTTATTGACTGGTACTTGGGTAAGGAGTCAAACACACAACTCTACTATGATGGAGAACATCCACGTGTTAACTTTTAGACTGGGTGATTCTGGTCAGGTGGTTGGAGGAATAAAAAGATTTACGATGGTCGATATTCCAAAAGTAGAGAAAAAGATAGAAATTCTATCTGAGAAAGTGGGTGCGTCCGAAGAGGGGACGTTATGGATAAAGGAATCGCTTGATCCTTTTAGTGATGAGCCGCGCAGATTCGTTGGTTTTCCTGATTTAATAACAGGAAATTCTGTGGTTCAAGTTGTAAAACAAGCTATACAATATACGGTGGGGGCAACACCTGAAGATGTTCATATATTTTTGGACACGGTTGATACAACTACAACCTTAATGCCTAACACTTATCTCGTTGATGGAACAACAAGATTGGGTGCTTTAAAAGTTGATGCTATTGGTGGAACAACACCTGCACATGTGCGGGGTGGCTTGGTTCTTAGATCAGGTCCTGTTGGTTCTGCTCTTACTGCGGCTTCAACGAAAACAGCTGCACAATTGCATCTGGCCTCTGGATTTGTCACCGGAGGTGCTACGAGAGTATTATCAAAAGCTTTTGAAGTGCATAATACTACTAACAAATTAAATGTTGGGGGTGCAGTAACCGTTTATCGTCAGACTGATGCGGTTCCTCACAATGATCATGGTGTTATGAATTTATGTAATAACACTACTCCAACTAGTAATCTGGCTTATTCTCAAAGAAGATTAACGAAAGTTCCTGAAACTTTATCAGATTGCACTCTTATACCTGGCTCTCAGCAATGGGAAGCTAAGGATGGATGCTATAATGTAGCTATTATGGCATCTCAAACAAACGATCCGTCGGAAGAAAGAATCGATGTGCTAACCTGTCGTGATTCAGCATTAGCTGGCACACAGTTATATGCTAACACTTTTATTGAAGGTGTTTTACCAAGACCTCAAGGAACTTCTCCTTATGCTGTTTTGGCTTCGCCATTCTTTTTATCTGGAGCTTTTTTCTCTGGACTTCCCGCGGCTTCTTCTTTAACAATAAATTTGATTTATGTTATTGAAAGATTTGTCGACTCTACTAATCTTGATTTGGTTACCCTGAGTACACCGTCTCCATTTTATGACCCAATTGCATTGGAGTTATATTCAAAATCAGCTGCGAAACTACCGCATGGTGTGAAAGCCTCATCAAATGCTGATGGAGATTGGATAAAGAATGTCGCTGATGTTCTTAGTACTTTTGGAGTTCCTGGTATGCCTCTTGTGAAAGGAGCAGTGGACTTATGGAATGGATTTAATCGAAAAGATGACCCAGCTGCAAAAGTTGGAAGAATGCAAGGATCAACTTGGTCCAAAAGTCAACCTATGAATCCTCGACCACAAAGAGGACCTAGACAAAGGCGTGTTTTGATGCCTCCTCTCCCTCAGGTACCTAATGGGGGAAGACAACAACCTAAACGAAAACCTAAAAAGAATAAGAAAGTTCAGAAGGCGGTTTGGGTTAAGAAACGAGGTTGATTGCGTTTGACCCATGTGGTTTCTATCTGTGCCCTTGGATAGTGTGAAATGGCGACACCTTGGTGGTTTTTATCTGTGCCTGGGATAATGTAAAATGGCGGTGTTCGGGGAAATTGAAGGGGGATTGATCTGCTTAACCTAGAGGCCTTGTAACCGACAAGAGAAGAAATAGGAGGCGGGTGATGTCCTGAGGTAACGTACCAACGAACCCAAGATTCGGACAGTGTTGCGGAGATTGAAGCTAGAAATAGTGAAGAAGTCGCACGGCCTACAATAGATCACACATTAGCATGTAAATGTGAAGTGTGATTGGAAAAAATTGTCAGTCTGTCTATTTTAACTTACGAACCGGTCCCGCGGAGTAGTAAAAGTTTTAGAAACTATAAAATAAAA